TCAGTAAGTCACAAAAGTTCTGGCAAGCCGTCATTGACGAGTATTACGCTAAATATCAAGGAATAGCTAAGTGGCATGAGCAACTTATTCACACAGCCCAAAGGGATGGGAGGTTGGAAATTCCCAGTGGAAGACAATACCCCATTACACCAATGGCTAACCGATGGACAGGGGGATTGGACTGGCCCATTACAGTTATTAAAAATTACCCAGTACAGGGCTTCGGGGCCGACCTTGTTATGCTTGCACGTCTTGAGGCAAGTAAACGACTTAAAGAAAGTGGAGTAGAATATGCACTTGTTAGTACTATTCATGATAGTATTGTTTGTGATTGTCCTAGCTCTAGTGTGGATGTCGTTGGTAATATCCTTAGTGCCAGCGTTCAGGCCGTACCTGGGCTTTGTAGACAGGTCTTTGGTTACCCTTTCAGTTTACCTCTCGGGGCTGAAGTCCAAGTGGGACCAAATAAGAAAGAAATGATTGACTTAAAGGTCAATTAATGGTATAATATTAGTATGCATTAAAAGTTTTAATGCTCTTTTAAAAGGAAATTATGCAAGTTAAGATATTGAACGTCAACGTGGAACACGTTGTCAAAGGCAAGAGCCGTTACGACAAAGCAACTGTGGCCTATCTCTACAATGGAGAAGCTCGTACACAGAACGTTATGTCATTTTCCAATCCAGCTATATTCAAAGCAGTACAGGAGTTTGTAGGACAAGAAGTTGAAGTTACAGTTACCAAAAACGCGGCAGGTTATAACGAATGGGCTGCCATACTACCTGCGGGTTCGACTGCTGTCCCAAGTTCGTCTACAGCCTCCGCACCGACGAATGCGCCAGCCACACGTGTTACCGGAAGTAACTTTGAGACTCCATCTGAACGCGCGCAGAAGCAAATTTATATTGTCAAACAGTCATCTATCAGCGCGGCAATTGCTCTTGCTGGACTCAATAAAGAAAAGGTTACTCGGGAGCAAATTATCGACACAGCGCAGTTCTTTGTTGACTACGTATTTGGTAATGACAAGACTGTCGAGGGAATGGCATCCGATACGCCTTAATTATCTTAAGTGAGTTAGTCTTAGCTTGCGCTATCGCTTGGGCCTCTTATAACTTGGGTGTCGCTGACACAGTTGAGAAGGTTCAAGGGATGGAGCAGACTGATGACTGCCACGACACTAAGACACAAGAGGCATGGATTGCCAAGAAGAATGGGGAATTGCGTTGCTTCCTAGAGCAACGCTCTTTTCCTCATAGAGTTAAAGGAAGTAGCTTGTGAAAGCCCTATTAGACGGAGATTTATTTGCGTATAGATGTTCAGCTTCAGCCGAGCATGACAATGAACACATTGCCTTCTCTCGAATGGAAGCCTTGCTTGACACAATCGTATCCAGCATCAATCCCACTGAGTTCGTATTTTACTTATCAGGTCCAACCAATTTCAGATATAGGATATACCCTGAATATAAAGCGAATCGACTCAGCAAACCCAAACCAAAGTACCTTGACGCCTGCCAAGCCTATCTTCGGGAAGAATATAAGGCAGTGGTATCAGACAACTGCGAAGCAGATGACCTTATGGGTATCGCACAATGTTCTGCTACTGCGGATAAACCTACTGTTATTGTCTCTTTGGATAAAGACCTTCTTCAAGTCCCAGGACTCCACTACTCATGGGAAATAATGGGTGGTACAACCAACAATCGTTGGACTAAGGATGCAAAGCTTCAGGAAATAAGTCCGATAACAGGGCTACGAAACTTCTACTACCAAGTGCTAGTTGGGGATGCCTCAGATAATATTAAAGGAGCAACAGGCATAGGTCCTGTTAAAGCTACCAAAATCCTTAATGGACTAGAGACACCAGAAGAACTTTTTGATGCCGTCTACGATGCGTATGACAGCCGTGAAGCCCTTCTGATGAATGGACAAGTCCTATGGATACAACGAAACGTAGGAGAGGTATGGCAATTCCCATATGAAAAAGAGGAAGACGTATAACGATGGACAGTGGACACCTGCTAGGTTTAATAGCTTTGTCACTTCCATTTTGCGCTCTGGTAGTCGTCGTTGGGGTCCAAAGTACACAGTACTTAACGAGGCTAAAACTGAAAAGAAAATTAACAAGGCAACTAATAGACTCGCGCAACATTTCCTCTGTGCCCATTGCCAAGGAGAATTTCCCGCAAGTAAAGTCCAAGTTGACCACATTAAACCAATAGGGTTTGACAAGACTTGGGACGAGTTTATAGATGGATTGTTTTGTGAGAAAGAGAACTTACAAGTGTTATGCAAACCATGTCACAAAAAGAAAACACAACAGGAACGAAAATCTAAATGATTATTGAAGTAATAACAAAAGACGAAGAAGGTAACATTGCCTTTCAAGGCAAGCTTAACAGGCTGGAAGCCTCCTTCGTATTAAATGTAGGTATTAATTACCTAATGGCTAACGGAGCATTGCCTCTGTTTACCGGAAAAGATGATGAAGAACTCGGCATACATGCCGCCCCAACCACAACTCAATGAAGAGAGAATTCACTGAAGAACAAAAAGCCGCTAACCGAGAGGCTCAGCGTAAACGACGTGCAAAAAATCCAGAACGTGTACGAGAAGTTGGACGACAATCTGAACGTCGTCGAAGACTCCGTAGGTACGGAATTACTGATATAGAGTATCAGATAATATGGACTTTACAAAACCAATCATGTGCTATATGTGGGCAGACCACAGTGCCAACTAATCGACAATGGCACATAGACCATTGCCACTCTACAGGAAAAGTAAGGGGCATTCTATGTCATCATTGTAATCTATTACTTGGTAATGCAAAAGATAACACATCTATTTTAGAAAAAGCTATATGCTATCTGAAGGAGAACCAGAATTAAACATTTGGTCATACCTGACTGCCAAATCCGGCATGGAGATGATACAAGCTTCCTTACAGCAATTGGAAACTACATTGTCCGAAAACAACCAGAAGTCATTGTCAATCTGGGAGATTTTGCGGATATGCCTAGTTTATCCAGCTATGACGTTGGTCGCAAGTCATTTGAAGGTCGGCGCTACACACTTGATGTTCAAGCGGCCAGAGACGCAATGGCCGTACTCTTAAAACCTATTAAAGATTTTAATGAGAAAGCTAAACGAAACAAAGAGAAACTTTACAGACCAAGGATGGTACTCACACTCGGCAATCATGAACACCGCATCAACCGTGCTGTGGAGAATGATGCCAAACTTGATGGTGTGTTATCTGTCGATGACCTTGGCTATAAAGAATTTGGTTGGGAAGTGCATCCATTCCTTGATGTGGTTATCATTGATGGGGTTGCCTATAGCCATTACTTTACTTCTGGTCTCCTCGGGCGTCCAGTTACTACTGCATCGGCTTGCCTAAGTAAGAAACATCAGTCCTGTATACAGGGCCATCAACAAGGACTTCAAATTGCTACTAGCTATCGCGCTGATGGGAGTGCCATCACTTGTATTATTGCTGGCAGTTGTTATGAGCACCAGGAAGATTATCTTGGACCGCAAGGAAACAACCACTGGCGAGGATTACTTATGCTCCACGACGTTGCCGATGGAGAATTCGACTTTATGAATGTTAAACTAAGTTGGTTAAAGAATAAATACCTATGATTTCAGAAACAATGATTGAGGACATTTCTTATGAAATGGACAAGGCTAAACACAATGACAAGATTAAAGCCTTTGAAGCTTCCAAACGTACTGGTGGTACAATGATAGGGGCTAACGCTGTACAGTATGGTGGAGACCACTATAAGAAGTATGGCAACCTACAGCCTTGGGACGTCATCGTAGCATGGAAGCTAGACTACCTGACAGGCACAGCCCTAAAGTACATTGCTCGTTGGGAAGACAAAGGTGGTATCGAAGACCTTAAGAAAGCAATCCACTTTCTAGAGAAAAAGATTGAAGTAGAAAAACGTAAATGAGTTTGATTAAAAACAGAGCCACCCTCTTTGCAGTTGTTCGTAAGGACATTGACAAAGGACAGGATGTTGTCTGTTGTTTTGCTAAGACGCTTGATAAAGCCGAGCGTCTAGCAGACGAATATGGACAACAGTTTGTAGATTCAGGAGGGTCTTATGACGAGGCCTATTACTATGTCGTCGCTAATACATTTTACGATGAGTAAAGCAGAGCTACTAGATGAATTGCGTAACGTAGACGAGGTAACTCTATTGGAACTCCTAGAGATAACCTCTGATGACTTAGTAGACAAGTTTTCTGACGAGATAGAAGAACATCAAGTAAAGCTAATTAAATATTTTAATGACAATTAAACCGGAACGAACTGTTTGGGAAGCGGACAAAGAGAAGGCAAAGCTTCGGTACTTGGAAAGAGAACAAGAAGAAAATGAAACTAAACGTGCGATACGTGATTTCCTGCGTCACTACAGGGAAGAACTAGAAGAAGAAAAGAACAATGGGTATGCTCCCCCTAGGTAGATTTCGCAACATGATTGCGACTCATAGAGACCAAATGATAAGCGACTTTGATGAACTGATTATGGCGGCAGACCTCATTGCCAGTAGGCCCAACTATCTATTGTTGGATGAAGAAGGTTTCTACCATGCACAAGTATCAGGTACACTAGAAGAAGTTATTTTCTCTATGCAAAAACTATTAGACAAAGCGATTAAAATTAAAGAACAGAAGGAACGGATTTGATTGTCAACCGATTTAAAACAGAATTTGCTCAGCAAATCTTTAGACAAAAATATGCCCAAGGCCCAAATGACAGTTGGGATGCACTTGCAGAACGGGTTGTTGAGGATGTATGTGGAACAAGATGGGGAACCCAGACTGCTCTCATGTCTACAAATGAACGGGCCGAGCTTACAGAGCATATTAAAGCAATGCGATTCCTTCCAGGAGGCCGTTACCTATATTATGCGGGAAGACCTTATAAGGCTTATAACAATTGCTACCTCCTCAGAGCAGAAGAGGATACACGAGAAGAATGGAGTAACGTAACATGGCGAGCTATGTCTTGTTTGATGACTGGAGGCGGAATTGGAATTGATTACTCAAGGCTCCGGCCCTCCGGAAAACCCCTTGCGCGCACTGGCGGCACAGCTTCAGGGCCTCTCCCTCTTATGTCGGCGATTAATGAAATCGGACGTAACGTTATGCAAGGAGGAAGTCGTAGAAGTGCTATTTATGCTTCGCTTAATTGGAGGCATGAGGACATCCCTACATTCTTGGGCGCAAAAAACTGGCCCGACGAAATAAAGAAAGCTAAGGAAGCCAACTTTAATTTCCCTGCCGCATTGGACATGACAAACATCAGTGTCAACTATGACACTGCCTCTCTAGGAGGGTTCACACAAATGCGTGGGATAATTACAGAGAACAGTTTGCATGAGAACCCTGTGTTCAAACGCAATGTTCGTCAAGCTATGGAAACTGGAGAGCCAGGATTTAGCTTCAACTTCTTTGACAAAGAGAATGAAACACTACGCAACGCCTGTACAGAGGTTACGTCTGAAGATGATAGCGACGTTTGTAATCTTGGGTCAATTAATCTGGGCAATATACATAGTCTGGAAGAGTTCAAAAGCGTCGTTAGTCTGGCGTCCAAATTCTTGGTGTGCGGAACACTTCGAGCTGACCTCCCATACGAGAAGGTCTATAAGGTGCGTGAAAAAAATCGACGACTCGGGCTTGGCCTTATGGGTATTCACGAATGGCTCCTCCAACGAGGAAGCCAATACGAAGTAACAGCAGAATTAAATAAATGGTTAGGAGTTTACAGAGATGAATCCAAACGAAGCGCAGATGAGCACTGCGATAGATTCTATATCAGCCACCCGATTGCTTATCGAGCAATTGCTCCAACTGGCACCATCGGCATACTCGCTTCAACAACTACAGGAATTGAACCTTTGTTTGCAGTCGCTTATAAGCGTCGGTTCCTTACTGAGGGAACGAAATGGAAGTATATGTATGTTGTTGATGCAACAGCAGATAGACTCATTAAGGAATATGGACTCAAACCTGATACCATCGACACAGCCTACAAGCTAAGTACCAATTATGAGCAACGAATCAAATTCCAAGCAGACGTTCAAGATTTCGTTGACATGTCAATTAGCTCTACCATTAACCTACCTGCATGGGGAACGAAAGCGAACAATGAGGCGTGTGTTGAAGAATTTACCAAAGTACTTGGGCACTACGCTCCGCGGTTGCGAGGCTTCACCTGTTACCCTGACGGTAGTAGGGGAGGACAACCAATTACAGAATGCGACTACGAAGAAGCAGTCAAGCACAAGGGAACTGTCTTCGAGGAACATGACGTCTGCTCAATAACAGGTCATGGGGGTTCTTGTGGCATCTAGTGTTGAAGAGCGTCGAGAAAAAGACCGTCTTCGTAAGAAAGCCAAGTATCAAACTAGACGAGACACTATATTAAAAAATCGGTATGGTATTATGGAGTTTGACTATGAGCAACTAGCACAAAAACAAGGAAATGTTTGTGCTATCTGTGGTCTTGCTCCAACTACTAAACGACTTGATTTAGACCATTGCCATAGCACGAATAAAATTCGTGGGTTACTTTGTAATAATTGTAATCGTGGATTAGGTCACTTTAAAAATAATAAAGACTTACTAGCACGTGCAATTAACTACTTACAAGCGACATTACCGGACACGGAGGAAGCTGTGGGGTTTAAAGGAGGATTGGGACAACATTGACCACAATAGTATGTAACCAAACTGAAATGGCTTGCGACTTGCAGATGACGACAGACGGAGTTTTGAAATCTAAATGCAAGACTAAGATATTCAAGTTTGCAAGCGGTAAGGACCACTTCTGTCCTGAACCATTCCTAGCTGGCTTTGCTGGCAATGCAATGGACATTATGACAGTGGTGGATTTCTACCACAACCCAGAGCTTTACGATAGAGCACCTAAGACTAAAAACTTTAGTGGCCTAATACTGACTCAGTCAGGAAGAATCTTTATCTTCTATGACAGTCCAGGAAATTGGCTAACAGTTGACAGCAAGTATCACTCCATAGGGAGTGGGAGCCTAACAGCATTGGGAGCAATGCATATGGGAGCCACACCTAAGCAAGCGGTACAAGCGGCAATGAAGGTGGACCCTCTTACAGGCATGGGTACAAAAGTAATAAAATTATAGACAAAAAAATAGCCCCAAGGATTGCTCCAAGGGGCCTTTTTTATGCGTCCGTGTAAGGCGTATCGAACTGAAGTTGCTCAGTCTTTCGACGGTCTACAATCTCAGGTGGTTTATCCCACATCATAATGGCATCAGAGGCACCATCATAGTCTCCAGCATTAAGTTTACGTAGGATGGTGGAATGCAATTCACCGTTATATCCAATGTTAAATCCAATGGAAACCAAAGCATCAAATTGATTTTGCTTCAAGTCAACTGTAACATTGGCATTAAGCATATCCTCAACTTTGGTAACGTCTTCAGCTAGGGCGGCTTCGATTTGTTCTTCAGTCCACTCTAGTCCTTCAACTACTTCAGGTCCAGTATGTCCCACACCAATAGTCCAAATTCCTTTGGAGTCTTGGTATGCTACATTCTTCCTACCCTCTCGGCCTTCTATGGCCTGCAATCCTTTTGTACTCGTTTTCATTTCATCTTAGCGTAGTGTTGATATTCCTTAAGCTCCGGAATAGCTTGCATCTTGACGGCCATGCGCTCCTGAGGAGTCATGTTCATCTTCATAGCACCTTCTTCCAAATCAGCCTGTAGGTCTGAATTAGGATTCAGTCTTATATAGGCCTGAGCATTGGATTTAATATCAGGCTTGTCTCCACGTTGTACCGCAGACAATATCCGATTAACCAATGTTTCCTGAGCAGTTTTTACCCGTTGTGCTTCTGAGTTGGCAATGTAAGCCGCTTCCTTATCCCTAGCCTCTGGAAGGCTAGTCATACCAGCTTGTCTATAAAGCACATCATTCTGGTTACGAATATGGGCTTGGGCCTGTGGTGCATCCAATTGTCCAGGTTTTAAGTAAGCTCCAGGTCTTTGTCCTTTAAAGGCATCAAACCTAGTTTCCATATTACCTTGTACAAGAGGAGGAGAAATCTGGTAGATTCCTGACAGCACATTAGACTTATTAAGGTCTATGGCCGCACGGCCCATACCAGCCCATTCCTTAGCTTCTTGCATGACAGGAGCAATTCCTTGCAAGGGTTTCTCTGGGTCAATAGCCGCTAGGTTAAACCTAGACGACAACTGAGCACCTGTAGCCGCGGAAGGAAGTCCGTAAGAAACCAAGTCACGGAATGCTGAGGTTTGTGGAAGGAGAGAAATAAGGCTTCCCTTAAGTCCCACTCCCTGTACATCCTCATAATGCTTAGGAGCAAAATTAGCTACAGCCTCCTTGGTTAGGTTCCACAATCCATCTAGCTCATTGACCAATGGTAATGACACCAATCCACCCATAAGCCCGTACATTCCTACGGAAGCCAACAGAGGACTAACATTTCCCCTTTGAGCCATTCTAGTGAAGGTACTCAATTGGTTAAAGCCATTAAACAAGAACGATTTAAACGTGTAGGCTAGTTGTCCAGCCGCCCCTAACTTGGAAACAATTCCAGGCCTGTCAAAAGACTTAAAGCTGGTCATGCTATTGTCAGTTAGTTCTTCAGCCTTACGGAACAAATCTAGATGGTTGTCAAACTTACCAGAAGCTTCCAGATGGTGAGCAAAGCTCATAAAGGCACCCATACGAGCAACCTTCTCTGGAAAGCCAATGGTCCATCCCATAGTAGCATGGGCACGGGCAAGCATTGCATGTTCACCCAAACCACCAGATTCATCGAACAAGTTCTTGCTGATAATGCCAGAATCTTCAGCGTACTGCAAAGCCTTACGTCCAAAGTCTGTCATTGGTAGCTCAGTTCCAGGACGTCCTAACTCATGGGCTATGTGGGAAGTGATGCCTGACATAGTATCTCCAAGAGCCTTTACGGAAGTAGCTCCTACATTGTGGGTAAAACCCTCGTTTGTAAGCACTCTATGCCAGCTAGGAGCCGTCATTACAACCTGTAAGGGGGTAGCTATCATGTAAGCTGGAGAAGCCACTAGAAGCTGTAAATAGGTCATCAGTTTAAGGTCACTTGTAACTCGGTACAAGCTACTACGACTAACTCCCATACCCTTAGCTATGGCATTCTCTAATCCACCAAACCAATTCCCATCAATACCAAGCTCCCTAGCTACAACAGTCTTAGCGTAGTCTGTAGCATTAGGCATTTTGTTCACCACATCAGGGTTGGACAAGACTTGCTTGATGTTAGCCATAGCTTCTTGAGTGTGGCTCCAGCGGATAGCGTTATTCAGGTAACTAATCTGAGACTTAAGACCAGTGTAGGCGTTAGCCTGTGGGTTAAGCCAAGGTCGGTCACCCTCGAATCCGCGGATATTTGCTTTTTCAAGGAAGTGGTTGGCTTGTCCACGAGCAGAGTAACCCTTAGACTCCAAGAAATCCTGCATAGCAGACTGAATCTGCGAGCTAACTTCTGGGTTATCCTTAAAGAACCCTAGCATATCATGATAGGCACCCATAACATCGTTAGGAACTCCAGGAGTTCTTTGGTTGTTACGGAACTCAGGCTTAGTCTTATCAGTAATATCTAGGTCAGGGAATCTACCTTTTAGGTAGGCAATAGCCTCACGGCCTTGTTTGGCTGTAGTAGTGCGGATATACCAAGCAAGCTTTCCATTCTTATCCAAGATTGGAACATGCCAATCCCCTTGCCAATTGGAGCTTAGGTAAGCCTCCTTAGCAGGGACAGGGTCAAGGCCCATCTGGGCTCTAGCTTTGTTCTGAATATCCAAGGCACTATCAAAGGCCTTACGGACCATGTTGTAAGCCTGCATCTCCCTATCGCTCATTCCAGCTTGACGTAGTTCGTCAGGAGTGTAACGACGTTCATTGAACATTTCACGTTTCATAACTTCATGTACATTCAAGAGTTCTTTTCCTGGCATTGAGGCCAGGAATTTCTCTAATGGATGAACAAGATTACGTACTTGGAAATCTCCAACCTTCTGAGCATAGTTCAACACCCTAGACACTGCCTGTAGCAGGGGATGGTTTTTAAACTTAGCCGCGGTGAGGCCAGGACCAGACTGAACATTACTCCAAATAGGAGGAGTGTCACTAACTCCAGGAGCAGTAGAATCGGCAATGATTTTAGCAGGACTATCTGGAGGAGCAAGACGACCCTCAGCGGCTCCCATAGCCTCTGGAATGTTCTTGGTTACATAGTCTGTAGCTGCCTTGTCCTTATCAAAGCTGGCATTAGCCACAACCTTGAGCCTATCATTAAGGCCATTCTTAAGGTCTTCGTAGGTATCAGTCAAAGCCTTAACATTAATACCACCCCGTTGAGAGTTAGGTATATTTGTAGTTGGCTCAAACTTACTACCATTCATCCATTTCTCACCACGTCCATTAGCCATGAGTTCATCAGGCATAGGAAGGGCAGGACGCTTAATTGGAGAGACTGTATCTTTCTCAGGAAATAGGTGAGTTACGTTAGGCTTAGGGTCATCATATGCCCCAGGTTCATTTCTCCATTCCTTGTGGATAATACGAACTGGTCCTTGCTCTACTCCTTTTTCCGCAAGCACATCCATCCGATGACGACCCTCATGACCAATCACTTGACCATTTTTGTCTATCATCAAATAGGGAATATCATCAAGCCCTTCAGGAGTGTTAAGCCCTTCTCTAACACTGGTACGACGAGACCTACCATCCTCACTTATCATCGTATCTGAGTTACGACGAGCCGCTAGATTATGAAACTCATCAGGAGCCATCATAACCAAATGCTCTTTACCTTTGGGGTCTAGAGATTGGTTGTAAGCTTGCACCAATGAGTGCTCATTGTACATACCCTTGAATTTCTCAAGAATACGTTGGACAGGTCTAGTAGACCCATCTTCAATTACACTTCGTATAAAGTTATGTACTTTGTTAATACCAAGTAAGTCAGCACTAATAACACCACTCTGTCCACGAGGAATACGACGTCCTTGGGATAGGCCTGATTCCTCAAACCCTTTCCACATAGTCCGACCACCAGACCTAACATCCCCATTAGGGAGCTTTTGGTCAGGAGTAAGGTTCCTACTAGGAACTATGTCATTACCAAGCTCAGAAACAAATTTGTATATCTCTGCGGCTCCTCCATGAAGTTTGGAACGAACAGCAGGAGAAAAGGCATCAACCATATGAGGAGGGTCAAAGTTGTTTGTCTTATTAAAGACAGCACCGCCTAATTCTTCTCCATTAGGGCCATGAATAGTAACATTAAGTCCGTTACCAACACCCTTAGCTTGAAGAATAAACCCCTCACCTATATCTTTAGTCTTTCTAAATGTTTCAGCAAAAACATCTGGATTAACCACACCACGTTGGCTACGTCCTCTTCCACGGATAGCTCCAGAAGTACCCATCTCTCTGTTTGCCATAGAGCCGCGGCGTTCTGTCAATCCATCCCACAAGGAGCGAAGACGAGAAACACCAGCCTCTCTAGCAGAACCAGGAGGCATATTATCAATGGCTTGAGTTAAGGAACTAGGATTTTCCTGTTCATGCTGTTGAGGAAGTTCATCTCCCCATAGATTACGTTGGAGGGGTTCTTGGACATTCTGTGCTTCCATAGACCTATCAGCACGAATAGGCATTCCATTCTCATCAGTTACCCAATGAGTAGTGGTGTCAGACGTACCAAAAGGATTGGGTCCATGATTGAGACCCTCATTACCACCTGCCTCAGCAGGACCACCAAAGAGTTCTCCTTGTTGCCCATTAAGTAAGCGACTTGCACGTCCTGGAATACCATTGACATAAGCGTCGTTAGTACTAGCATTCTCTTGACGAGCCCTTTCATTGGCATTCATATCAAGAGAAGTTTGACGTTTAACTCCTTGTTCCATTTCACGCTGACGAGCTTCAATAGCATCTTGAGCAGCACGAGACTCTGGTGTAGACCTATCTCCAGTCAAATCAGCAGCCATCCTAGACATAGGAGTATCAGCAGGAGCAGTTGGGTCAGCCCCTAATTGTGTCGCCATACGACTCATCGGGTCTTGTGGAGTAAGTCCTTCCAAAGCTGGATTGACTTCCCCATTGGGACCAGCCCTATTAAAGGCCGATTGTTGAGCTAGCTGGCGCTCACGTAGAGCTTGCTCATATGCTGCCTTAGCAGCAGCTATTCCATCCGGAGTTGCTTCAGGAACCGTAGCAGCCGCCGCTTGAGCTTTCTGCCTATCAAGAGCATCTAAACCCTGAGCTACAGGACTAGCTGAGGGCTCATTCGTTGGCTTAACATTTGCCTTAGCCTCTGGGTTCTGATGAAGCATTCCCGCCGTTGCTCCGCCCACAATAGCGGATACAAGAGCATCTTCGAGTTTAGGGTCATTAGCTTTCTTTCCCGCATCAGTAGACATGAGTTGTTGTCTAACCCATTGACTAATGTATGACTGAGCAGCGTTAGCTCCAGCATTCTTAAGAATGGTGTTGAATAGCGTTTTACCTGGCCCAAGGATATAACCAAGAGCATTGAAGGTTGTATCAACCCCCATAGCTCCCTCAGCCGTACCCATTGTTTCCCCTTGGTCAAGAGCATCCTGCCCAACTCCCATAACACTCAAAGGAGCAGACAAAATTTGCATAGGTATTGTAGCGGCAGCGCCAGCTACTTTACCACCAAACCCAATCTTCTTATTATCAGGATTGGACCATTGATTGCGGTCTGCAATGCGTTGCTTACTAGCATCAAAGATACTATCAGCCGCATCATCACTACCAACGCTAGCTAGTGCTCCCATAATACCAGAAGCATATTGGTCTACAGTGTTACCCACTCCAGCAAAACTGGATTTAACCGCTGTTCCTAAATCTGCATCTAATTGACCATTAAACGGTTGAAGACCATGAGAATCTCCATCTAAATTTCCGTTAAATGGAACTAGCCCCTTTGGGGAATTATCTTGTTGGTCAAGTTGACCATTAAAGGGAACTAGGGCCATAATTTATTCCAGAAAAATTATTTAGAGTTTTGTCCAATGTACTGTTTTCCATCAGAGTCTTGGTAAACAGGAACTCCTCCTGATGTACCTATCTGTTTCATTGGCTTACCATCTTGTCCCTTAGGAGGAGAGACAGAGCTACTTGCCCCTCCACTAGTCGCAGGTTGTCCACCACCAGCCGCAGATTGAGCAACATTCGGGAAGCCCATTCCAGTAAGGTCAAGCTTGCCACCATAAGCAGCATTACGAGCTGCCAAAGCTTGTGCAAACTCACGTTGAGCATTGGGGTCATCAGGATTGGTCTGCAATTTATCCATAGCTTGTGCCATACGAAGGTCAACAGCTTTGTTAATTCCAGCAACAGTAGCCCTACCACCAACAATTGCATTAGTGGTATCTCTAGATGTTTGACCATGAATATTAGCAACATCACGCTCAGTTTGTTGCTGTCCACTAGCAATATTAGCTTGCGTAGTTCTTTGCAGTTCTGCCAATTGACGCTCTTGAGCACGTTTGGCAGACTCAGCAGCACCACCAGCTATAGCTTGACGATAGACGTCAGCTTGTTGAATACGTGCTTGTCCTTGAGGAGTAGAGGCATCTGGAGCATTTAAAGCCTCAGCATATGCCTCAGCGGCATGATTACCAGCAATCTTTAATTGTTCATCTGAAAGATTACTAGCAATTTGTTGATGTAACAAACTCTGTTTATCTGGATAGAGGTCAGACTTACTTGCTAGGTCTATACCAGAACTAGCATTGTTAATATTTTTTCCAGTAATGTCAGCCGCAGTCAGTTGGTTATCCAGTCCTTGTTTAGCTAACAATTGTGGATTATTAGCAGCATTAAACTGGTCAGCAAGAGTGCCTTGCTGTGTAGTGTTTTGCTGTTGTTGATAGGCTTGATCTCTAAAGGCGTTGGCTGTATCTTGGTTCTGGTATCCTTGGGAATAAGCCATAGGATTCCATGACCCATACAGAGCATTTAAACTATCCTGATTGGGGAGATTGGCACCTCCAGGTTGCGGTACTGTTGCGTCCATTATTAGGTGTTCCAGATAGGTTGGTCAGAAGGCTGAGAAGCCTGATAATCTTGTGGAGATTGTTGTGGACCATACTGAAGGCCAGTCTGCAACGTGTAGTTGGTAGCAGGATTGGCTTGAGTATACCCATTTCCTGTCATGTTATTCCACATACCCTTCAGACCATTAGTAGCCCATTGAGTAGCCCCAGTTTTATCTGCCATGTTAGCAAGAGCAGCCCATTGCTGAGCTTGAGCTTGAGAGGCAGCATTAGCCGATTGTTGACCTTGACCAGCAAGAGTACCAATGGTTCCAGCAGTTTGTGCAGCCTTGTCAGCCAACATAGCTTGCAATTGAACTTCACGAGTACCATATTGACTGTTACGTCCAGCAGCAGCATCCTTAGCAGCAAGAGATGCCCTGAGTTGTTGTGCGTAAGGACTGTTAGGTCCATACATATTACTCAGTTGGGAGATTTGGTTATTGATTGCAGCCTGATTGGAATTGGCATTGTCAATGACATTATTGCCATTCCGATAAGCACCATAGGCACCTACTAAACTAGCAAGATCAAACCCTCCACCAGCATTCTGTTGGGGAAGAGACTGAGGAGTAAAGGATGCTCCGGGAGCAGCACCACTGCTAGGCACATTTACCCCTAATCCTGTTAGGGTATCATGAATATCTGAAGGAAGGGTAGAAGCCACTTGTGTTCCTTGTGGAGTTGACGCTGTTTGCGAAGGATTGGTGTCGGAAGAAGAAGGAGATGGGCTACCACCTTGACTAGGATTGTAAGAAGCTGCAATCATTCGACCAGCCCCAGAACCAAGTTGATTACCTATAAATGAACCTACAGGTCCTCCACCATTGGCACCACCAAGATAACTACCTATGGTTCCACCAGCTAGAGTTAGAGCAGGGTTGGTAATATCTCGGCCTGTTGCCGCATCAGTTCCCATACCTAAAGCTTGAGAAGCTAGTGGATTGACTCCAGCAAACTGAAGTCCTTGGCTAAGAGCACTTCCTGGACTACCTGCAATAGCAGAAAGATTGTCTCCTAGAGACTTAGTTCCATCCCATTTCTGGTAGGCATTATAAGCTGCCATTGGAATACTAATAGCCGCAGGCATCGCTGCTTTAATCAAACCATTAACCGCGGTTCCAGCAATGTTACCAACAGCACTCATACGAGCGTCTTGCATTCCTGGGTTAACTGCTTCCTGAGCAGATACATCATTCATCGTAGAACCCATTCCACGGATGCCTAATGTCTGCATCATTCCACCTGCTGATGGATTGGTAGCATTAAATAACGACTCTCTCCAACCAGGATTGACATTGTTATACCAAGAAGGAAGGCCTTTTTGGGCTAGTTCTTCTGGGGAATATTGCTTTGTTCCTGTGTCAGTAGATTGTCCTGGTCCGTCTCCAAAGTTTCCTGTAAAAGCTGCTCCCCATCCAGGGCTTGCGGCGTCTCCAGTACCAGCAGACAAACCATAAGGATTATTCCCACTGGAACTTCCAGCACCATTATATAGTTTACTAAGGTCAAAACCAGCACCAGTAACATTATTGGTAGGGCCAGTATTGCTAGTATCACTATTATTAAAAGTGTAATTAGGTGTGTTTGTTCCAGCGTTATAACCACCAGACGGGTTATAGTTTGGAGGAGTGGTAAACCCAGGTTGGGTTTGAGTACCAGTTCCTACTCCATAATTGGGGTTGGATATACTTCCCCAACTACTTAGTGACGGACTACCAAAACCTGTTCCATCGCCATTACCAGTATCTTCTGCGCTCATACCAGTGCTACTTTCTTAATTGTTCCGCCATCGTTAGCGTAAAGAGCAAGAGTACCACCAGTGGTATCTTTATATATGGCCCAGTATCCAGCAGGAATCTGAGTGGCTGTAGGGGCACCAGCTAACTGATTAACCACAACTGTAGCCGTTACCCTACCTTGTTCAGTCTGAGACAAGTGGTAGACACCTGTTCCAGCTATGGAATTCAACATGGCATGGTCCCTATTCTGCAAATCAGATAGGTTGGAACCAGCTTTATTAACTACAGACCAAGGGACATTACCAGTAACATTAAGGTAGTTGGTAAGTTGGTTATACCAGTCCAGCCATGCAAATGACCCACTAGGGTCTGTAATTGGAGGTGGGGGTAAACCAGCCATTATGATTGTCCCTTGTTAATCTGGAATTCCATTCCTTCCATACGGAGAGGATAAGGTTGATTATAAGTGAGTTTTAAAGCTCTACGTCTAAACATTCCAAGTCTAGTTATTCTAGACCTGTATGGATTGATATTCATAGTAACTCCAGTACTCCACGTATTATAGTCATCATCTGACCATTGAATAGTAGCAGGAACATTATTTGTTCCATTAGGAGCATCTCCCACTACAATCATTTCGTCCATACGTTTACGTCTGGAAGTAGAAAAGTCCATACAAGAAGTTTGTAATACTCCTGTTGGAGCTATTCCAAAGTCTGTATAAATAGTTTCATCAAACTTAGCCACTACCATCGTAGTGCCATTACTAACCAACATATACGGAGCCCCTACAGGACTATTGGTAACATCGGTTGGTACGTTAGTGAAAGACCATTCATGCCAGAGTTGAGTATCAAAGCTATACACCAAGATACGACCACTAGCGAGAAAGATAGCATAAAGTTTTTGTCCACATACGCGCAAGGCCATAGCTGAGGCAGTAGTGATGTTTGCACCCTCTGCATCCAAAGCATAACGAACTGAAGGAATAGAAATGTCCTTTTCCTTAAATCCGTCTACAGACCAGACAGTACGACTACCATCTTGTGTCTGCCCTACGCAAATAATTTCTTTGTCAGTTTGTACAACTGTATTAGTTGCTTCTACACCAAACTGTTGAACGGCTGATGGGTAGCGAGCCATAGGAGAACCTGTGGCATTACCAGCATCGTAGAACCATTCTGCACTATACTGCCCAATGGCAATAAGGTAGTTATTGTTTTTTGTCAAACCCATTACCAAGTCAGGATAGATTTCAGCAGAAATATACTGAGAACTATTCCATGTAGTAGGGTCATTCAAATTAGAGTTGTAAATATCTTGTCTATTAGCCTTAGCTACAAACAAATAGCCGTCAATAAAGACTGGCTGAGGAATGTGTGGAGTGGGGAAATTAACATCCGTTACTCTGGTTCCCATTGCTGTACCAGAAGTAAACACCCAACAATCAGTTCCATCTAGGAGGATGAGTTTTCTTGTTCCAGTTGAATCAAGGAACTCGGTAAATCCACAGGCTCCGGTAGAGGTATTGAGAGTACCAAGTACAGCAGTATTAGAATATACGGTATTCCCAACGATAGAAAAAACATAACCAGTCCCATAGTTCCAGTAGTAAATACCACGGCCTACTCCTGTTCCTAGTGTGTACACAGTGGATAATCCTGGGCGTGTACGTACCCAATACTTAACTCCTTGACGGTCTGGATGTTCAATCTTTTCCGCCAGGAAGTTCATAAATAATTGGTCTTTGGCATTACTGGCACCACGCTGTTCGTCTGCGCCAACAAAGCCTATGCGCTTAACTTCAAGCGTTTCTACAGCGGGTGATTCAGTGAATGACATCTATCGTTTTCCTTGCCAATCGGGTTGGAATTTCAAACTTCCTTCTTCAGTTCCAAAGGAGAGAGCTTCTTCTTCAAAGAACTGCGCTTCTGTACGAATAGCTGCTCTGTCTTCTTTACTAGCACCATACTCAGGAGCAAGTCTCCAAGCTAGGTTGTAGATGACAGCATCAGTCCAATAAGGAGGGAAATCCAAATCATCTGTACTATTAACCATGTCCGTAAAAGGAGCATGGTAGCTCATGTAAATTGTGTTGCTAGTGTCGAGAGGAGTGGGCCAAAGCCTAATGTTACCAGACTGAGCAAAGGGCTGGTAAAACAATTTAATCGGATTACCTGCGGCTGCTGTAATTGGAAGTAGGTTAAAGTCGTAATGGTTGGTTACATCCATTGGAGTGTTTGTTCCATTAGGAGTAATAACCCTTAGAGCTTGTAGCACTTTCAAAGGAGCAGGGGTATTAAGGGCCAACCCATTACCAATGTTGTATGTATTTTGGTTAGCTACAGTGGTAAAATTATAGTCAATAATTTTCCATATAGGCATTCCCTTAGTTTCCATAAGCTTCAACATAGAGTTGAGAGCTTCAGCACCAGTGGTAATTTGATTAGCAGATGCGACAACTCCGTCAGCGAGTACCCCAAGCTTTCTTAGGGCAGAATTTATAATGGCGTCCCTTTGCAGGGTCCATGAGGATACTCCGGAGGTACTCATCTAGTTTCCTTGATTGGCTATAATTTGAGTCTTGTCCGCGCTACCTGCACTAGAACCTAGCCAGTAAGCCAAGACTTGTTTCATTTCACTGACAATATATCCGACAAGGGTTCCAGCAAGGACACTATCCACTTTGGCATATCCGAAGAGGACAGCACCGAGAAAGCTCCCACCGACAGCCAAAACCCCATAAGACAATACTGAGGGAGTGATTGACTTTGTAGCCACTTCCATTTCCCTAGCCGATTGTACGTCTTGGAAAGTGAGGTCAGCATATTTAAATTGCCTTTCTTTCTCGTCGTTTTGATATTGTAGTTCTAGTTCTTTCAGCTTACCAATTTGTTCAGGAGTCATCTGACCATTTTGGATAATGTCTGAAATAGCTTTTTGTGTAGGTTCGGCAATGCCTAGGACACCACCTATAGCTGCAACTGCTGCACCGCCCAGAGGCCCCATAAGGGCTGTGGCTACAGTAGGAGCAACTGATTTGATAATAGAAGTCCAGTCCATTATTTGTCCGCCTTCTTATCTAGTTTATCAACAATGTTGTTGAGTAGGTTTTTAATTTCGTCAGCCAAGCGATTGAAGTCTTCTTTAGGAATATACTTCTCTGCAATATGAATTTGCAAATCACTTAGGTCTTTTCGTAAGGAATTTACTGCTGAGTACAAGACTCTTGCAAACCAACCTATAGCCAAGATAGCTGCTCCAAATAAAACTTGTAATGCTTGGTCAAAGGTCATAGCACCGCTTTAATATGTTGATGTAGAGGGTCTACACGGTTAAGCTTCTTCGATATTTCTATGAAGAGTTGTTGGTCTGGGCCAGTTTCCTTGCACAGACGTTCTAGGCGTTGACTGAAAGTCCACTCCCCACCTTTGGGTAAACTGCCTACAAGGATTGAAATAGTTGTGAAGTTGGCAACAAAGTCCACTATCCATGCCAGGATTGTAACAGGTAAAAGATACCAATTTTTCTTTGGATTGCTCAAACCAACCAAAGCGGGGTATAGCAAAAGACATAATAGGTCAATCATTTTAGGTTAGCTCTCATACTGGCAATTTGAGCTTCTAGTAAAGCCACTGCTGCAAATCCTGGGATAACACTCATATCTACTGATGGATTAGCCATTTTAATAGCTGCCACCATAGCATCACACAAATCACGAATACGTCTATGGGTCCAAGGATTAGCTTGTTCCAATGTTTCTATTTGTTCTAGAGTTTGTTGCTTTAGTGTCTTAGGTGGATTTGTAATAGCTTGTACTTGTTCAAGTGTGGCTACAGTCATTCCTTGAGGCCAGGAGGGAAGCGATAAAGCAGCCCCATTGTCATCATCATGGAGAACATTGTTTGAGTCAATCCAGATAGTCATAATTACCTCAATTCTGCGGCAGCACCGGAACCACCAGTAAATGAATAACCTTGTCCAGGAGGAACAATAAATGTATTCCAGCAGTTAGATGTAGCCGCCTGAGTTGTCGTAGAAAAAGTATAACTACCAATGGTTACTGTAAGGTTTGTTCCACCCGTGGTTTGAAGCAGTAACAAAAGAGGTCTAGAGGTAGTATTATAATAAGTAGTACTCGCAACCCTAGTTACAGTTTGCCATGTTTGATTCATACCTACTGAATTAGCAGGAAATGAAAGTCCACCAGCACCCTGCACAAGCGTTGGAGCAGTTGCCCAAGTACCTGCTGTAGCTTCAGTGATGGTAATATAACCCACTACCCTGAATGGTGAAGAGGTAACTGCTGAAGTCGAATACACCACACTGGCAGAAGTTGCTGATGTGCTGATTGCAGTGGTCGATAGAAGAATGGTTTCATCAAGGTTTACACCACCAGACAAATTCACTATGCCTAATTGTGGAACACCACTATTGTAAAGAACAACTAAAGCAAGCTGTGCTTGTACAGCAGATATAGTACCCAATGTTGCAGTACTAGGTACTGTAAGACTTAATGCTCCTACTTGAGTATTAACTGGAATACCACTAGTTAATGTGGCATTACGAAAAGCAAGGGGACCACCAGCAAAGGTAACTGTAAGGGCATTGGATGCTACAGAAGCACCAACATTAAATTGCTGTAAAGTTCCTGCTGAAGGAAGTACCGTGGCATCAGCGAACTGAACACCTGCGTCTGAAAGTGCTGTTGTCATTTAGTTATTCCCAAAAGATGTTAATATAACCAGCACTAAACACATCAGTACCATTTAAAGTAGTAATTTTAACACGGTCAATCAATCCAGAACAAGCATGTGTTCCAGCAGAAGAGTATCCTTGCGATGTACCTATTAATGTTCCTTGTTGTGCATAAAGAAATGTAGCAGCTTCCATTAGATTAATAGTAATTACTCCATTAAAAACTAATGCACTTGTTGCAGTTGGTTCTAGTATAAATCCTATTGTAGAATTTGCAGCAGTAACTGAGTTTCCATTTGGAGCACCAAAAGCAGCAGCTACATAACTAGTAGCATCATATGTTCCAGAACCAATTTGCACTATTGGAGAAGAAGTTCCTCCTTTAGTTAAGTTTTGGAACATAAGAGTAATTCTTTTTGCCCAACTAGGAATTCCTGTAAAGGTTTGGTTAGTTAAAGTGGCAATGTTTACTTTAGTTCCACTAACTATTGCACTAGCTGTTTGAGAAGTTACAACAGGAGTTGTAGGAAATATAGGAGCTTGTAGAAATGTAGCTGCTCCATTAGAAGCCAATTGGACAGCATTAACTTTAGAACCACTAGGTCCTGTTTGGATGTTTAAGGCTCCGTCACTGGCTCCAACTATTTGAGCACCAGCTACAAGGTCGCCTGCGGTAATTAATGTTGGCATTTATGCTACTCTCGTAATAGTAAATTGCTCATTTGCAGCAGAGTTTGTTGCAGCACCATCACAATGGGGCCTTATTACTGAACCAGATGGCAAATATCCAATCCAGGAACATGAAGCTGTATTACCACCTGATGAATTCCCATTATTAAGTCTTTCGGCTACTGGAATATTTGCTACTGAAGTCGCAGGTGCTGTAGTGTTTAAAGAAATTCCTGAAACTGGAGAACTTGCTGCAATAGTTGAAATTGAAATTGCATATACCCCATTAGTATTTATGGTAAAACTAGCACCAAGAGTTGCACTATCAGCGTAAGTAATATCTGAACCTTGGTTTGTTACAGTATTTGTATATCTTTTAATACAAATACTTGCAGAACCATATCCATTAGCAGTATTAAGCCTTACCATACTTTGTGCTGCTGTAACATTTGGCACTAAGGCAAATGTTTTCTGCCCACTAATAGTCTGAGCACCAGTAGTTAGAGCAGTTGGTTGACTTGAGGCATCAGCAAAGACAATACCTGCATCTGAAATTGTTACTGTCATTTATGATACCCTTGTAATAGTAAACACAGCCATATTAGTTGCTCCAGTAGAAGTACCAGAACAATGGGGTCTAATTACACTTCCAACTGTTAGATAACCAATCCATGAACAACTTGCAGTAGCGTTAGCGGAAGGAACAGAACCTTCAGCAAGTCTGTTAGTAGCTGTAATATTTGGTACAGATGTTGTTAATTGATTAGAGTTTAAACTAATTCCAACTTCTGAAGTGGCACTAAAACTATCAGAAAAACTAATAGCATATACCCCATTAGTATTAATAGTAAAGGATGCTCCTAATGTTGCACTATCTACATAAGATATATCAGTAC